TGGAAGAACTCTACAAGGGCAAGCACGGTCAGACCGAGAAGCAGTATCAGGACAGCAGATCTGATGCAGGCAAGATGATCTCTGGTGACTCTAAGTCCAGTGGATCTAGGTATGCTCAGGGCAGAAGAACTAGCAGTGATGCTGGTCCTCAACCTGCTGGCGGTTCTAAGAAACCTGCAAGTCAGGGTAAGATGGACAGCGGCAGTCGCACTGATCTCACCTTCCGTAAGGCAGCACTGAAGAAAAAGGCAGGTAAGTAATGGTAAAGAAAGGTAAGGACCTGAAGGTAACTGGAAAGAAAAAGTCTGCTATAAAAGTAAACCCTAGATCAGAAGAAATCATGGAGCGCCACACTAAACTAGCGGTTGAATCAATTCAATCCACACTAAAAAATCTTAGAGAAAATAATAATCCATTCGATTGTATCGACATTGATGATTTCTCTGATGAAGAACTTCTTCAAATTGCCGAAGAGGTTCTGTCTGAGGTGAGTGGTGACAGGATTGAAGAGATCTGCGAAGCGATTGAATCTGACTTGGAAGTTATTTCTGAGAGGATGGATCCAAAAGAGATCCAACGTCGTAGAGATCAAGCAAAAGATAGACTGCAAACTGGTGCTTCTATGAAAAAAGCAGCAGCAAAATCTGCTGCTGGTCCTTCCCGTAGTGATCGTCTCAAGTCTGCATTGAAGAGTGCTGCTTCCAAAGTGAAGACAGGCGTCAAGGCAGCAGGTAAGAAAGCAACACAAACTGCTGGCAAAGTTGCTGGTGAGTTTTCTGCAGCAAAAGAAAAGCAAAAGGAAAAGGCACAAAGTGGATCCTCTAACACTACTTCTTCTACTACCTCTAGTTCTAGTGGTTCCTCCTCTAGTAGTAGCTCAAGCGGCGAAGGAACTTCGAGCAGCCAATCAACGGGGTCTGAACCAAGAGAAAGAAAGAGAGACAAGATCAAGAGAGCATTGAAGAAAGGTATTGGCAAACTTGCCCGTGCTGTATCTCGTGGTTCTCGTGGCGTTGCCCGTAGAATGGGCGAAGAAGAGTTCAAAGCATTTGGTGAGTTTGTCACTGAAGGCAAGAAAGCATGTAGTAAGTGTGGTAAGACACCCTCTAAAGATTGTGACAAGTGTGACGGATGTGGTCTTGAAGAGAACGTTTCGGTTGAAGTTCTGAAGGTGCTTGACGAAAAAAAGTCTGAAGAGGGGTTTGCTGGTCAAGCAACCTCTTATAAGGGTGTTGTAATCAAGCGTACTGAATCTGGATATGAAGTTCCTAGATTCAATATCACTTCTAACTCTGTAGATTCTATCAAATTACAGATTGATAAAGAGATGGCAAAGTCTGAGTCATACCAACCAGATTCTGCTAACAACTATAACGGTCCTCTTTATGCTCCCTACACTGCTGTAGAAGAAGGTAAGAAGGGTCTGAACGTAGAAGGTTATGGTGTTGGTGAAGTTGACAAACCTCTGAAGACTGACCGTGAGGGTATGCGTGTCCCTAATAAGGATGCTGCCGCTGCTAAGGCACGTCTGCTTGCTAAGGCAGCAGCGAAGCGTAAAGCAAAGAATGAAGAAACTGTTCACGAACGTGCAGATATGTGGCATCCAGATCCTGAAAAGGATAAGAAACTGGGTGGACCTGGTGCTAATGCTCGTGCCCGTGAAGATGGTGCTAGTTCCAAACCAAAACCCAAAGCAGACTCTAAGAAACTGCGTCCTGGTGAGTCCTACATGGACTATTCCAAGCGTCAGAAGTCTTCCTATAAGTCAAGTGGTAGCACTGCTAGTGAGCGTTTGAAGAAAGCAGGTGCAAAGATGTCACCTCCTAAGAAGGAAGGTCTGGGATCTAAGATCAAGCGTAAGTTGGGTCTTGGTGAAGGTGTGATGTCCTATATGGACTGGGACAAACGCCAGAGACTCGAACTGGATGAGCGTACACGTTACGCTAAGGAGACAGGTAAGGATCCTCAGACTGGTAAACCATCCGAGAAGGGTGGTACTATCAAACCTGGATCTGCTATGTCAAAGGTTCGCAAGAGTCTTGCTGGTCAGGGTCTGATGTCATCTAGACGAAAGGCAATTCAACCACAAGGTAAGAAGAAAGAAAAGGGTGCTAAGGGTTATCAGGGACAAACTCCTGTAGATAAGATCAAGGGAAACCTTGCTCGTAAGAGAGCACCTAAACCCGAGATCGGTTCACGATTTGATTGAGCCTATATAGGGTAACCCCCCGTATAGGAATGATCATGGTATCTTTTTTATTGCCACTAGCATATAAAATTGTGGACGCTGCTGTTGCTAAGATCCCAGAAGACGCAGAACTCGGTGAAAAACTCATCGATCTGTGTCTTCTTATCGTTGGTAAGGCAGTAAAACTTACTAAGACTACAGCGGATGATGAACTCTTCGCCAAGGTAGAAGAAGCACTCAAAGCACGCTGAATATAAATAAATAATAGGAATCAAGATCGGAGATTACAATGTCCTTATATGGAAGAGTAGACTCCACTGCTAACCAGACCGCTGTTGGTCTAACAAGAGGTAACGGCAGTGGTTCAGCAACGGAAACTATCGTGTTCTGCGACGAAACCGAAGCAGCACTAAACGAAAATAAGACTCGCGGTATTACAGCACCTGGTTGGTGGGCATATAGAACGTATACCGATCACCTTGGTAACACTCGCCACAAGGCAGAGATGTTGGCATTCATCACTAACCCTGAGGCGAATGCTGATGAGACCCTGGCTGACGACACCATCGCTGCTGACGTAGCATCTGCTGTGACTGTCACAGTCCAACCTGCTGCTTCTACATCCTCCTCAGGTGCTGGTACGTTTACTCTTACCACTACTACCACAGGAACACCTGGTGCTCTTGCCTATCAGTGGCAGCGTCAGACCGCTAATGCTACGACCCGTTGGGTCAACATCAGCGCATCTCTTGACACTGGCATCACGTATGCAGACTTCACTACAGCAACCCTTGCTTACAGTGCTCTTGCTGCAGATGGTCTTGACGGTTATAAGTACCGTGTCAAGATCACCTCTGCTGGTGGTACTGAGGAAGTCATCACTGATGGCGCAGCAACACTGACGTTTAGTAGCTAACATTAGATGAACTTTCGCGAACTGAATGCAGATAATTTCATTCTGTTCGCCATAAAGCATTATGAGAATCCTTGCTGTGTTACACGCGAGGATTTCGATGAGGATATGAAACGGTTCAAGTACCTGAAGAGATTATTCGGACGGTACTTGAAGACCAAGGAGTTACGAACTCACTTGATTATAAATCATATTATTATTCTATACAATGTTTTTGGCGAGGCAGCAACTCCGATGCTTTTTTATAAATTAGAGCGAGAGTATTGGCCAATCATAAAAACATTCTTATTATTTTTAGATAAATATCCTTTAGGTATGATGCCTAATCTGGATATAGAAGACGAAATTCAAGAGGAGCTGGAAAAGATATGATGTCAGTAGGAACTGGTGGTTTCAGTGGTTCATCTACAGCGACTGGTCCTGTGGCAGGTTTCGATCCGCTGCTAGATTTTCGTAAGAAGATGGCACGTCGAGTCAAAGATCATCCTTTTGCTCAAGACTATAAGTCAAAGCGAAAGAAGTCTAAGAAGATGAAGGAATCTGTAGAGAATCCTAAACCTACTCCCCATCTATATCAATACAAGGTATCAATCCCTGAAGTGGGTGAGACTATCATCTATGCATCATCTCAGGCAGAACTGATGATGAAGTTACGACTACTTGTCAATCCACGCTATCGTGGTGACATTACTATTGGTCGTGTTTTTCCTAGTGAAGCAGGAAAGTTTTATAATGAAAAGCGTATGAAGGCATACAGAAGTATTCCTGAAGCGACTGAAGACCCTGCTGCCGCTGCTGCTAAGAAGCAGGGTGCTATGATGAAGAAGCAAGCAGCACAAAAACAAGTGCAACAAAAGATTGCTGCTGAGAAAAAGAAGATTGATCTCAAGAAGCAAGAGATGCAAAGAGCACTGCAAACTAAAATTGCAGTTATGAAGAAAGGTGCTACTGCAGGCATGAATCCTACAGGTGCAACTGAAGAAGTTGTTTATGAATCTTCAGGTGGCAACATTGATATGATAAAATCGATTGCAGATTCAAACCAACCTGGAAAGATTGAGTTCTTGAATGGTGAGAGTTTCCAACTGCAACCTGCTATCGCACAGAAAATCTTCCAGGCGTATGAACAACTGGGAGTACAAAAGAATCGTGCAAAATTTAGTAATGCTGCAAATGAGACAACACAATCATTTGAAAAAATACTAAGTTTCGTAGGAGCACAAGGTTAGAATGGCATTTGGTCTTGGTAGATTAGCAGTTTTGGAAAGTAAACTGGACATTTATGAAGATCTCTCCAAAGAGATGCTTGACAAGCTCGAAAGAGCAGTAGGAACAATTTCAGAAAACAGCAACAGAGTTGCTGTGATCTTGGAGCGCCACGAAAATCGTTTGAATGAATCTGAACGTGCCGATAAACTTATCATCGGTATGCTTGAGGAGATGAAGGAAAGGCATGATAAAGATCATGAACTACTTCAAATTAGGATCAGCAAGGTCCAGAAGAAAACAGAAAGCAATGCTAAGTTTGTCATTGCTACTACAGCTGTACTGACCACCATTGTGACAGTATTACAAGTGATCCCTCCTGTCTTCAAACTGTTGACACCACCCCCTTCCAATGTTAGAGTGGGACCAGCGATCTAGGACACTCTATGACAGTTGACAGGAAGTACGCAGACCTTTTGGGGTCACGTCTTCAGAAGTTCTCTGTCAAGAACAATGGTCGCGTGTGGAATTTCAGGTGTCCTTACTGTGGTGACTCACAGAGGGACAAGAAAAAGGCGCGTGGTTACTTGTTCTTGAAGAAGAATGACATCATCTACAAGTGCCACAACTGTGGTGTGGGGAAATCTCTTGGGAACTTTCTAAAGGATAATGCTCCCGATCTTTATGATGAGTTTGTCATGGAGCGATACAAGTCTGGACTGACGGGCAAAGGTAGAAACGTTTCTAATCCTGTGTTCGTATCGAAACGTCCTAAGTTCGTATCAAAACCAACTGGTTTGCAAAGTATTTCAGACCTAAATATTTCTCACCCAGCCGTTCGTTACCTTCAAAATAGGGAACTACCACAAGACGCATACAAGCGACTATATTACGTTGATAGGTTTCAGAACTGGGTAAACGCACAGAAAAAAACATTCCCCGACTCCAAGTTAGATCATCCAAGAATCATCATTCCTTTGATTGATTCTGGTGGATCCTGGTTTGGTTTCCAGGGTCGCTCTCTGAACCCCAAAGATAAATTGCGTTACATCACAGTCATGCTGGATGATGCAAAGACTAAAATCTATGGACAAGAAAGTATCAACCCTGACAAAACAGTTTATGTCACCGAAGGACCCTTCGACAGTTATTTCCTTACCAATGCTATTGCTATGTGTGGTAGCGATGTTGACCACAGCTCTCTTCCTTATCGAAATCGGATCTGGGTATTCGACAACGAACCAAGATCTAGAGAAATCTCAAATAAAATTGATAGAGCAATATCTGAGGGAGAGAAAGTAGTTATCTGGCCGAATCATATCGAACAAAAGGACTTGAATGACATGTCTCTTTCTGGACATGAGGTGAAGTCTATAGTAGAATCCAATGTGTATAGTGGATTACAAGCCCAAGTAAAATTTTCAGAGTGGAAAAAAGTATGAGCAATGGTATCAAGGTAGTAAAGCGAGACGGTGTAGAGGAACCGATCAACTTGGAAAAGATTCATAAGATGGTAGAACATGCTTGCTATGGTCTAGCAAGTGTGTCTGCATCACAAGTTGAGATCAATTCTGGAATTCAATTTTACGATGGTATCAAAACTTCTGATATTCAAGAGATTCTAATCCGTTCTGCTAATGATCTGATCAGTCTTGACAATCCAAACTATCAATTTGTAGCAGCGCGTCTGCTTCTGTTTGGTCTTCGTAAGTCTGTCTATAGTGTTTCTCCTGTAAACCATCCTAAGGTAGAAGATCAACTGTCTGGTGGTATTGAGTCAGGTGTATACGATCGGAGTCTACTCAAGGAATATTCTTCCGAAGAGTTTGCCGAGATGGATTCTTATATGGATCATGAACGTGACATGCTGTTCACGTATGCTGGTCTGAGACAAGTTGTGGATAAATACTTAGTGCAAGATCGTAGTTCTGGAGAGATCTACGAGACGCCGCAATACATGTACATGCTTATTGCTGCAACTCTTTTCCAGAAGTACCCACAAGATACAAGACTCGATTATGTCAGACGATACTACGACGCGATCAGCAAGCACCAAATCAACATCCCCACGCCTGTCATGGCAGGAGTACGAACTCCGCTTCGACAGTTTGCTAGCTGTGTTCTTGTTGATGTCGATGACACCCTCGATAGTATCTTTTCTAGTGACATGGCGATTGGCTACTATGTTGCTCAACGTGCAGGAATCGGTATCAACGCAGGTAGAATCCGTGGCATCAACAGTAAAATCAGAGGTGGAGAAGTCCAGCACACAGGTGTTATTCCATTCCTCAAAAAATTTGAAAGCACTGTCAGATGTTGTACTCAAAATGGCATTCGCGGTGGATCGGCTACAGTACACTTCCCAATCTGGCACTCAGAAATAGAAGATATTATTGTTCTCAAGAACAACAAAGGCACAGAAGACAATCGGGTACGCAAACTTGACTACTCCATCCAACTATCAAAGATTTTCTACGAACGTTTCATTGCGAATGGAGAGATTAGCTTATTCTCACCGAATGACGTACCAGGTCTCTATGATGCTTTTGGTACTGATTCATTTGACGCTTGCTATGTGGACTATGAATCAGATCAGTCTGTTCCAAGAAAGACTATCGGGGCACAGGAACTAGTTCTTAGTCTCCTGAAGGAGAGAGCAGAGACAGGTCGGTTGTATCTTATGAACATCGACCACTGCAATAGTCATTCGTCCTTCAAGGATAAGGTGAACATGAGTAATCTTTGTCAGGAGATCACTCTTCCTACTGATCCTATCAATCATATCAATGATGATGCAGGTGAGATTGCTTTGTGTATTCTTTCTGCAATCAACGTAGGAAAACTGAAGTCCATCGATGAAATGGAATCGCTCTGTGACCTCGCTGTGAGGGGTCTAGAGGAGTTGATTGACTACCAGGATTATCCAGTCGATGCTGCACGCCGTAGCACCCTTGCAAGGCGTTCTCTGGGCATTGGATACATTGGTTTGGCACACTACCTTGCCAAGCGTGGTCTCAAGTACAGTGCTCAGGAAGCATTGTCTGAGGTACATGATCTGACAGAAGCGTTCCAATATTATTTGCTGAGAGCATCTAATAAAATTGCTCAGGAGAAAGGTCCATGTCAAGATTTCGATAGGACTAAATATTCAGACGGCGTTCTTCCTATTGATTCATATAAGAAGGATGTTGATGTTTTAGTTTCTCCAGAATACAACTATGATTGGGATAGTCTTAGGTCGGATATCACAACCTACGGATTACGACACAGCACACTGTCCGCACAGATGCCTTCGGAGAGCAGTTCCGTTGTGTCAAACGCTACCAATGGAATCGAGCCTCCTCGCGACTACTTGTCCATCAAGAAATCAAAGAAAGGACCGCTCAAGCAAATTGTTCCTCAGTACAATAGTCTCAAGAATAATTACACTCTTCTTTGGGACATGGAGTCGAACAAAGGGTATATTGAGATCGTCGCGGTGATTCAAAAGTTCTTTGACCAGGCAATCTCAGGTAACTGGAGTTATAATCCAGAGCAATATCCTGACAATGAAGTACCTGTGTCTGTGATGGCAAACGATTTCCTCACTACCTACAAGTATGGATGGAAGACTTCGTATTACCAAAACACGTATGATGCTAAGAAAGATGGTGACGATATTGAAACATTGATTCAAGAATTACTAGAAACCGAGGAGGAAGATTGTGACAGCTGCAAAGTCTGAAGTAAAAGGAATGACAGTATTCAACAAAGAAAAAGTAAATACCAAGAAGCAACCAATGTTTTTTGGTCAACCGTTGGGAGTCCAAAGGTATGATACGTTCAAGTATCCTATCTTTGATCGTCTCACACAGCAACAACTAGGTTATTTCTGGAGACCAGAGGAGGTCTCCCTTCAAAAAGATCGTGCAGACTATGCTCAACTCACTCCTGAACAGCGCCATATATTCACGTCCAACCTCAAGTACCAGATCATGCTGGATTCTGTACAAGGGCGTGGTCCTGGGATGGCTTTTATCCCTTATTGTTCACTACCCGAACTAGAGGCGTGCATGAATGTATGGGAGTTTATGGAGATGATCCATAGTCGCTCTTACACATACATTATCAAGAACGTTTACTCTAATCCTGAGGATGTCTTTGACACCATTCTGGATGATGAAAAGATTATTGACAGGTCTACTAGTGTCACCGAATCCTATGATGATTTCATCAATCATGCTCATCAGTATGACACTGGATCCATGTGGGAACTTGCAAAGGATGGTCACTATGCAGGACAGTATGATCGACGCGAACTGAAGCGTAAACTTTACAGAGCAGTTGCTAATGTAAACATTCTAGAAGGAATCAGATTCTACGTTTCATTTGCTTGTAGTTTTGCCTTTGGTGAACTCAAACTTATGGAAGGGTCTGCAAAAATTCTATCTCTTATTGCAAGAGATGAGAGTCAGCACCTGAATATCACTCAGAACATTCTAAAAAACTGGCGTGATGGTGATGATCCTGAGATGCAGCAAATTGCATTGGAAGAGGAAGAGAATGTCATCAAAATGTTTGTCAAGACTGTTGATGAAGAGAAGGCATGGGCAGAATATCTGTTCAAAGATGGTTCGATGATTGGTCTCAATGACAGACTATTGTCACAATATGTTGAGTGGATTGCTAACCGTCGTATGAAAGCGATTGGTTTGAAGCCTATCTATAATGTACCTGCAAAGAGTAATCCACTGCCCTGGACAGAGCATTGGTTGAACTCTAAGGGTCAACAAAATGCACCACAGGAGACGGAGATTGAATCATACATCGTCGGAGGAATCAAACAAGATGTCGAAGCAAATTCCTTCGCAGGATTTGCTCTCTAGTACAGAATGGTTAGACAAGGTATACAATGAACTTCTGGACACACACAATGAATCGGGTTCGGAACCAGGTTGGGACATGGTTTGGGACAAAGAGTACGCTAGGAGACAAGAGTCTAGACGCTCTGAGTGCCAACCAGAAGAGGGAAGTTCTAAGACTGATTGATCGGGCTATTGACAACCACAATAGAACTGCTACACTGGTGTCAGCATCGATAGGAGGGGTTCTACTCTTCTTCTATGCTCACGGTGTTGTCTCTATCGTAGATAGAACAGCAAACTAACACATACTATTATAAATAGTAACGTAGCAATTTGCTACGACATTACGTTCATCCCTTCGGGGACGCAAGTAAGTCGCGGAACGGAGCGTTCATCCCATGATTGAAATACTTCTGTATACAACCCTCACCTGTGCTCAGACAGACGCAATTATATTGCGGATGCGAAAGTACAAAGATCTTGACACTGAGTCAAAGATTGAATTGGTTGAGGTCATGAAGGAATCAAATCCTGAATGTTATTGGGACGCAAACGACTGAAGGAACGGGGGAATAAACCACCCTAACTTCAGGAGTACCACAATGAACACACTCAATCTGATCAAGAAGCAGATCAATAAGGCATCTGCATTGCACAACGCACAAATTCTTCACACCTCATATCGTGGTGTTGAGTATAGTACACGTTGTGTAGAGTCTAAGGAGACTCATGGAACCTTCTGCTATCGCGGTAAGACCTACAGCAAGTAGATAGTAAAATCTTGAGATCAAGATACAGCACCTCCTTAGGGGGTGCTTTTTTGTGTACATAGTGCTACGATGCATACTGTAATATGCCAAGGAATCCAATGAACAAAATCGACTTGCAAGCACGTATCTACAAGTACAAGACTGCCCTCTACGAAGGCGAGTATGAGGAGATGTCAGAGGAATGGCACCAGGGTGGACATGATGCCATGAACCGCATCCTAGACGCTCTGCAGGAGTTTCGGGATTGACAGATATAGATATTCCAAGTAAACTAACACTGTGGGGTTCAGAGATGAATAGAGATCATCTAAAGGTCCTTGTCAGAGACTTAGAAATTATTTTGAGTGAGTTGAAATCAGAAGTGTACTCAGATACAGAGTCATACATAGATACTGATAAGTATTACTCTGACATTGATGACAACGGAGATTGATTATGAAAATCCATGGACATATAATGAAACCCCTTTTGGGGGGAGTCTTATTGGGGACAACTTTGGGTTTGTTTACTGCATTACAAATACCCAAACCAACAGAAAATATATCGGAAGAAAATACTTCTGGTCATTTAGAAAGCCTCCAGGTAAAAGTAGGAGAGTTAGAAGTGAAAGTGACTGGAGAAAATATTACGGCAGCTCTGATGAAATACGTGCCGATGTTCGCTTGTACGGAAAACCTGCCTTTCAGCGACATATAATCAGCCTACATACAACCAAGGGTCAGACAAACTACGAAGAGACCCGACAACTTTTTATCAACAACGTCCTTACGGAGGCAATGAACGATGGAACGCCTGCTTACTACAACAGCAATATCCTCGGTCGATACATGCGTAAGGACTATTTCGGAACTGGCACATGTGCTTGACAGCAGACCAACCACCCTGCTATACTGACAGGGTAGTCAAGAGGAATCACCATGGGCAGTTTTCGTTTCTTCGACGACTTCAATATGAAGTCACCACTCGATAGTTACATTGACAAACTTCAAGACCTTCTTGCTGAGGGAAGGTATGATGATGCCACGGTTCTTTCTTCTCAGATAAACAATATCACAGGGGTCAGTAGCTCAGTGGATAGAGCATCG